CAGTACCATTTACTGAAGATCATTGGAATTCTTATGCAGGTTGCGAATGGTTTTGGTCTGATGATTATTTATTATAAATCAAAGACTTACTAGGCAATTATACGAATGTTCGTATAATGTATAATATGTTAAAAATCAATAACTTACATGTATTTTAACTATGACAGAATATGTTTATACATGCAAGAAGTGCGGTAAAAAGTTTACAAAACACTCTAGTTACTGCATCCATTTTTATAAGTGTAAATAAAAAGAATTTGTCGGCTTTTGGGGGCGTTAATCGCAAGCCGACAATCCTATTTATTGGGGATGTCTCTAATGGTCATCTATGCAGTTTGGTATTTCTTCGTGGTAGGGGTAATAGCTCATCCAGTGGGCTTATATCTCTACTATAAAAAACGGAAGTAAAGGAATTCAATTATGTTGGCTTGTTTGATTTATGGTTCGGACCAGACGACATGTATTGGGTATCTAAACATGGATCTGGTGATCGGTCTTTTTGCTGCTTTTGTAGTTCTGTTCGGTCTCAGCTATGTTTTTAAAATCGTTCTTAGACTAATGGGTTATTAACCCTTGGAGATTGTTATGGAAAATCAAAAACGTGGTGTTTTAACACTAGCTAATGTTCAACGTTTTGGGGTGGGTGCTGCTGTTGGGGCTGCGCTTATTACTAATGCTAATGCTGCTGTAGATGTTACTGCTCCAGTTGCAACTTTAACAACTGACGGTACTGCCGCGATTACTGCCGTTGGGGCTGCATTACTCGGTCTTGCGGGTGTTGCTGTTGTATTTAAATGGGTTAAAGCTGCTTTCTTTAGCTAATGGCTCAGGGGGGTAGAAATACCCCCATCTTATAAGAATTAAATATTTAAAAAGTTGGGGGCTTTTATGAAGTTTTTTAAATATTTAATTTTCATAATCATAACGATTTGTTCCAGTTCGGCTTTTGCTGATTATTACTATACATTAGCTAATAGTAATTTCACTGGTCAAAATTTTCCTACCATACAGGCTGCTTGTGATGCATATGCTTCTTTTCGTGGTATCCCTCTAGATTCCATAGGTGCGCCTTCTTCTGGTTCTTATGTTGCTTCTTGTAAGGGTCAAAAGGCTTCCAACGGTGCTTATGCTTATTCTGTTGATGTAGCAAGACGTGGTACACCAACTACTTGTCCTCAATCTGGTTATCCAATTCCGACCTACTTTGAACCAAATACCCCCATTCCGTTAAGAGTATGTAAGGAGAATTCAGACGGAACATATTGTGTATTCGATGCCCCTGATAAAAATAATCCTATCGTTATTTCTTCTGGTAATTATCAGAACATCACTTTACGTTCTGTTAGTGAGGTTCCATCGCCATCGTGTGTTCCTGAATTTTCAAAGGATAGATGTGATCCTAAGGATCCATATGGTGGATGTTATCAACCGCCTAATGATGGTTGTAACCGTATGGCTGACGGTTCAATTTATTGTCCAGATGGTACGCCACCACCAATAATTCAATCAGGTTGTAAAAATGGTTCAACTTACTGTAATAGACCTCCTACGGGGTGCGGTACTGGCTATGTTTCAGGTTCTTTTAATGGACAGGCTATTTGTGTAAAGAGTTCTACTTCTACTGGTACAGGTGGTTCTGACGGTGATACTGGTTCTGGAACTGGTGGTGAAGGTACTGGTGGCACTGAAGGTGGTACTGGTGTCGGAACTGGTACTGGCTCGACTAATATTAATAACAGTTCAACATCAACCTCCACATCAACTTCTACATCGACCTCTACATCTACTGGTGGCTCTGAAGGTGGTACTGGTGGAACTACCACATCGACTACAACCACAAATACAATTTTAAATATCGACTTTACACCAGTTGTTCAAGCTATATCCGCTGTAAGTCAAAAACTTACTTGGGTTAAATCTGAAATTGTTAATGCTGTATCACGTGTTGAAGACAAGTTAACTTCAACAAATGCCAAGTTAGATACAGCTAATTCAAAACTGGATTCTGTTAAATCTGCGGTTGATCAGACAACGGCTTCCGTTAATGCAAATGGCGATAAAGTTAAATCTGCGGTCGATGCTAATACTAACTCTACTAAAACGGCTGTAGACGCAAATACGGCTGCTACAAATGCGGTTAAGGGTGCTGTTGATGCTAATACCAATTCCACTAACACCAAGTTAAATGATGTTATTAATGCAATTAATAATAAACCTGTAGGTGGTGGTGGTTCTGCTACGGACGTTACTCCAGTAGTTAATGCTATTGAGAAACAAACGACTGACTTTAAAGACATGATGAAGACTGATCCATCAGATTTTGATACTTCCCAGTATGAAAAGATTGGCGATGCTTCTGACGATCCACGTTCTCTTAATGCTCAATCAGATGCCGCGGGTTCTTTGCAGGCATTATCTAATAAATTGACGTTTTCTAATTCTGCTTGTGTTCAGGATTTTACAGTTACGGTTCCTATTTATGGTTCTTTAACTGTTCCTATTTCTCAATGGTGTGACTTGTTAGCACTAGTAAAAATACTTCTTCATCTCTGCACTTTGATGGTTGCTTTTAAGATGCTTGACTCAACTGTGAGGGCTATCTAATGCCATTGTTTATTGGGGCTATTGTTGCTGCATTACTGAAGGTTTTATTTCGATATGCAGTTTTTAAAATATTTGCAAAGTTAATTTTGGGGACTGCCACGGCTGGCGTTATCTACTTGTTTTTATCAAGTACGGTTAAACCTTTTGTCGATGAAATGCAGCAAAAGATTGTTGAGAAAGCCACAGAGCTTTCAACGGTTGGCGGTACTGCTGCTGAAGTAATTCAGTACTTAGATTTCATTCAGTGCGTGAACATTATTCTTTCTGCATCAGCTGCATGTTTTAGCTTAAAACTAATGTCTGTAGCTATTCGTGCATTCGGTATTAATACGGGTTGATTTTATGGCTATTAAACTAATTACAGCGCAGCCTGGTTCTTATAAGACTGCAATGATGATGGAACTTGCTAATAAGATGTCTAGTGAGGGACGTCCAATTTACTTATGTAATGTTCGGGGACTTAAACCTGCAATACCTTTTCCTTATCAGGTTCTTGACCACTTTAAGGATTGGGTAGATACACCAGAAACATCAGTTATTTTCATTGATGAGGTGCAGGAATTTACTCGTGATGTACCGACTAATTGTAAAACTGAAGACTTACCAGTTTGGATGACTTTGTTGGAAAAGCATCGTCATGAAGGTAAGGACATTTTTATTGTTACTCAACATCCTATGTTTATTCATACGCATGTTAGACGCCTTACTTCTGAACATATTCATCTGGTTAGAAATGGTAATGTTCCGTTTGCTGCTAAGCGCTCTTGGGGTTTTGTTGAATCCGATCCAGACGACTTCCAGAAAGCTACATTTAAAAATGGCTGTACCACTACGATTTATAGACCTAATAAAGAGGTTTTCGAATGGTATGAATCGACTGTATTAGATACCCATAAATTTAAGGTTCCCCCTAAGTTAATTAAGGGTGTTGCCATGGTTGCAGGTATCATCGGTTTTGCTGTTTGGATTGGTTATCCGGTTGCGTCTAAATATCTTCACATGAACGATAAAGAAGTTACTGCCAAAGCTCCAGATCAGCCTCAAATGACCTTAGCAGAACAAGCAGAACGTGACGCTTATTTAGCTGGTCTTACTCCAGAGCAATATGCTGATTTAAAGAACCCTGAAAAACGTAACGCTGAGCTACAGGCTAAAAATGACGTCAGAATGGAGACGATAGCTGTTAAATACAATCCTAATCGCCCTTATGACATCGATACTTCGCAAATTCAATATGAAGTAACTGCAAAGCCTGTTTTTTCAGGATGTATGAAGCAAAAAGGTAGATATGTGGCTTATACCCAACAAGGTACGATTCTGCATGACGTAAGCCAATCTGATTGCATAAAATTGATGGAAGATGGTGACAGACCGTTTAATTATTTCGCTCAAGAACAGCAACCTCAGCAGCAACAAAAACAGCAATTTCAGCAATCCGATTCAGATTTTATGACCACTCAACGTGAACGTGAATTAATTGCTAAGTATGAAGCAGCCAAACTGCAAGGTTTGATTTGAAATCTTTTTCTTTGATTACTAATATCCGTCTATATGTTCTACCGTAGAAGTAACCAAAAAAAGCCGTTCAGGGGAATTGTGACCGATCCAACTCGGTCACAAGGCGTAGTCTACGGGTTTTTACGTGACCAAACTTCGAGTTACACGCAATGCTCATACTGTGGCCGTACACTCCAGTTTGGCCAGTTGATGAGACACCTAAAAGAATGGCATGGTTATGGAACAAAAGACTTTACAATAGATTTTTGATTGGCATTTTATTACAAGTGCTCGATGCACTGCAGCTGAAAAACCGGCTCTTCCTGGGAAGAAGCTAAATGCTATTTTTCAGTAGCTTACAATTTTTTAGTAAAAAACTTGGATTGGCAAAATATGACATTAAAATCTTACGATATTCATAACCAGTCGGCTGGTCTAATTGATTTTACATTGGGTGAATTAACTGATATTTACACTTCTATTCTGTGGGCGGGTTGTTCTAACGATAATCAAATATTGAAGAAAATAGAAACTAAGTACACCTTTTGCTCTATCTGTAGCAATTTAGTTTTAAAAGAACAATTTGATGATCATTTAGACAAATGTTTAGAGGGCTGAGAGTTCGCATAATAACTGCATTATGTTACTTGCCATGTTCGTTGACTAAAGACCCCGCGATAGCGGGGTTTTTTGTCAATGATGCGACCATATTTCTGCACTCGCATGGCATTTAACATCAATGCTCATTATGCGAATTTGAGGAGAGGAAAGGGCGGGCAGCGACTTGTCGCGCCTGGCCTTTCTGGGAGATTTTAGAGAAGGGCACACTACCGTCTAATAGTGTGCCTGAGTTCGGAAAGTTTTTTCCCATTTCGTCTATGAGCTATATATACCAATGCTTTTAGACTTAATGAGAACGGTTTGCAACAACTAGCTATTTTGATTATTATTTGACCTTTTTGCCTATTATTTCTTCTATGTTGTATTGGCTTTTTGGTGGTTCATATCCTTCTGGAACTTGATTGTTGAAGTCTATATTTAATAGGGCATGTATAATTTCAGGATGTTCTTCCTGAAATTTTTTTATAGCTTTTTCTCGTTCATATTCTTTATTTATAAATTTTTCTGTAATGCCACATTTTTTTAAATCATTTATATATCTTTTGTATGATCGTTCACCCACATATTCTTTTTCTTCTTCTAATCCATCTGATATTGCACATATAAGAAACCCGCAGATCGCATCTGACCTTGCTGTTGAAAGTCTACCTGTTGGTGTGATTTTATCGTGTACCTTTTTTATCTTTTTACAGATTTTTTCGTATTCTTCATTGTTCATTTAATGATGATACTTCCGCTTTCTGATACGTCTAATTTGTCAATTGTTAATTCTAAAATTCTATGTACTAGTTGGCTTTCTTTAGATATGCCTCTCATATCTTTGTCTGCCAATTTATTATTCAGCTCTATCATTTTTTTATAGAGCTTTTTTTGTTCCCATTCATTTAAAGCGATGCTTTGAGCCATTTTTTTGCCCTCTAAAAAAATTTCTATAATTCTATAGAATTTTATAGAATTGTTTTGTACTATATTTCTATAGAATTATAGAATCTTATAGAAATTGGGGAATTTCATGAACAGAGAACAAATTTTTATAACAATTAATTTCGAGTAATTATCATGCTCGATTTCTTGCGGTTAGCGATTCCGATCATTCCTACGTATGTACGTAGTCTTGATAATCATCATTGGTTTAATGGTGATATTCGTGATTATGGTATTCCTGCTGCGACTCGCCATGTTTCTAAGACAGATGACGGTCAAACGATAACAGGGGAGCTTTACCATCCGTATGAGTCGTTACCTAGCGACTACACTGATATGGCTGTTAAGTTTTATACAAATACAATGAATACACCGCCTTACGTTGAGATTAAGGCGTCTCCGTTGAAGTTGTTACAAGGTCACAATGTGTATGGCTTTGAGTCTATCGAATTAGGCTCTGATCATATGCTTGGCATGTTACTCGAAGCCTTTCCCCAGTTAGCCCCAATTTTGGATTTACCTAATACTGAGGTTTTACATCTAGATACGACTTATTTATTTAGATTGCCACATCAGAATATGGTTCAACCAACGCTGGATTATATGGCTAACTTGGCTTCGGGTCACCGTAAAGCCCGTGAAGTTAAATATGCAAACTACATTACTTGGGGTAATGATGCTGCAAGTGTACGTCCCAAGGCTTATGGCAAATTTGAAGAAGTTAAAAGCCAGTTAAATAAGATTCAAAAGAAAGCAGATAAGGGCTGTATGCGCTCTAAAGCGCTTGTTATTGCTATGAACGGTGTATTGCCATTTGCTAACGCTATTCTTCGTTTAGAAGCCCGTATTTGTAAAACCTATTTAACCAAGAATGGTTATCCATCTAATTTATTTCAGCTTATTAAGCTGCAACATGAACAGCCAGAATTATTGCTACGCCTCTGGCACGTAGCGTTTGACCCCATCTTAAATACTATGAAGGGTAAATATATGAATTTCGCTAATGATGATCAATTACTTGAGTTGCTTAAATCTCAATTAGTTACGTATACCAAGACAGGTAAACCAAGTTATACCAAAGCTAAAAATGCTATGAAATTTTATTCATTAATGCGTCAGCTTGGCTGGAAGAAGACTGTTGATTTATATAATAAAACTACATTCCATGATGCTGTTAAGCATTTGCTTGATTGTGGTATCAGCAAATCACATCTTCAGAACCTTGCTAAAAATCCAGATGGCAAAGTCATCCCATTTGTCCGTTTATTTGAACTCAAGATGGCAGATCAATTGCCACCAGATTACGTTCAACCAGTTTCACAATACAGCCCAAAGAATCAGGGTTTACATCTAGTTGCCTAAAGAGAGGTTTTTACCATGCAAGTATCATTTAACAAACGCACAATTTTTCCAACCGTTTACCGTTCTGAGAAAGACGGTAAAGAACGCGCATTTTTATCTACAACGGTTTTATCTCCAGTTAAATACAACTTAACTGCAATGCCGGGAATGATGCCAGTCGAACAGATTCAAGCGATTCTTGAAGAATGTGCCGACAACGCTCAGGAAGTAGAAATTGAATTTACAGAGCAACAAACTAAGTTTGGTGCACAAATGCAGGTGTTTAGCGTTAAGCCAGTACCTAAGAAGACTCCAGCATGAAATTTGTATTAATGCCTACATTAGATCCATCAGTACCATTTACTGAAGATCATTGGAATTCTTATGCAGGTTGCGAATGGTTTTGGTCTGATGATTATTTATTATAAATCAAAGACTTACTAGGCAATTATACGAATGTTCGTATAATGTGATGGCCAGATTATGTTACTAAGCCCCAGTGAGAAAATTAGACAGTCTCACGGGGCTTTTTAACATCAATCTGCATTATGCGAATTTTGGAAGGTTGGGGGAGTCCACGTCTTCTGGTGGTGGACTCTAGTCCCAAATTTGGGAAATTAATGGCTTAATGACCCTCGTTTTATTTTTTTGTTTCTACTTTTATAGCACCGTCTCTCGACACTTCGATAATTCCGTCGATAAGTGTCTGTTTAACGATTTCATGGAATATTTCTGTATCTCTAAGCGGTTTCTTACCAGCTTTCACTAAGTCTCTATTTAGCTTCAATGCAATTTCATTTAATGCGTGTTCTTCCTCATCAGTGAAACGAAATGTCTTAGCCATCACATATTCCTTTTATAAAATAATTTAATTCTAAATGAATTTGTGATTTGTGCTTGTGTTTATATGTGATTTATGTTTTTATCCTCATAAAATGATTTGTGAATTTGTGATTTACATGCTCGATCATCTCTGTATTAATGCTCACTTTGAATCAAGCTTTTACTCGTTGAGTGAAAGTGGTGAGTATTTTTTTGTAGATGTTGATTTGCATAGCTTGGACATTCCATTGGCAAGCAGGGCAGTTCACAAGAATGATGACGGCTCTATTACAGCATCATCTTTATTTCACCCATACGAATCAGTTCCGACCAGTTTTACTGGCATGTCTCTAAAGTGTTTTTTTGATTCGTCTTATGCACCGTATATTCAGATCAAGGCTAGTCCTGCAAAGCTCCGCCAAGGTCATAATGTGTTTGGTGATGACGATATTGAATTAGGGGCTATGGAGATGATTGGGTATTTTTATGAAGCTTATCCAACGTTAGCTCGCATGATTGACTGGACTACTGCATGGGTATCACACATTGATGTGACTTACTCTGCACGTGTTGGTGATCAGAATACAGCTAAGAAATTGCATGACTTCATGCGTCGCGTGACTAATGGTCAGACGCAACTTAGTCAAAAGCAGATGGATAATACAATTTATTGGGGCGGGCAACATTCACGTTTGATTAATATCAAATGTTACTTGAAACATAATGAGTTTATGGAAGAGTTCAAGGAACAACAAGCATTGGCTAAGAAGTGTGATAAAGCTGCAATGCGTGTCGTGAATGTAATGTCTGATAGTCGTTTGATTAATTGGACTGTTGGCATTATGCGTTTTGAAGCACGTTTAAAAAAACGTTGGCTTGAACGTGCTGGTATTCCAGTTAATCTTTTTGAACTTATTCGATTTCAGCGTGAAAACCCTGAGATATTACAAGCACTTTGGACTAAAGCAACTCATAGCATATTTGAAGCCTTAAGGGGTCAAACTATGAAATTAACCGATGATAAAAGTGTTCTTGAAGCCATATCTAAATCCCCAGTAGTTGTTACAAACAGTGGGAAGGTTTCCCAAACACGTATCCGAAATATTTACGCAACATTCTGTCTCATACGCGAACATGGTTTGGAAGAGCTTGCAAAAATGCTCCCTAAAACAACATTTTACAGACAGATTTCAGAATTATGTGAATGCGGTTTTTCTAAAGCGTATTTACAGAACTTGCATGACAACAAGTCATCAAATGTCATTCCTTTCATGAAGCTCGTAGAAATCGACTTTTCACAGCAGTTGCCAGACTGGTATGAACCGCCAGTTTCGCAATTTAACTATTTAAAACTTGCATAGGTGAGCTATGAATAATTCACAACATCCAATTATGACAGTTACAGGCATCCGTAAATCGGCTGGTGATTTTAACGATCAGTCATCAGGTAAACAAATTACGTTTTCAAATACGGTCGTAACTGTACTTCAAGAATATTCAGCTAAAGAAAAAGAACAAGGCGCAATCGGTCTTAAATCGACTGACTACAAGATTAAAGGCGCTCAGTTCTTTAATGATTACATTCATCAGAAATTGCCTGCGGAAGCTGCAATGATCTTTGACTGGGATTTCACGGGCAAACAGCCAAAGGCTGTGTTAGTAGCGTTAGATTTCAACGCGAAGAAAGCTATATAAAACAAAGTGTTAATAATAAAACACTTCGTATAATGTATAATATGTAAATAAATCAATAACTTAGGTGAATTTATGACTAAGAAGATAACATCGATTATGGGGGATAATCAAGTGGAATGCCCTAAATGTTACTCATATTTTCACCGTCAATATTTAGCTTTTCACATGTCAAAGTGTGTGGGGAAAGGAATATAAAAAATGTACCAATGTGCCCAAATTGACCAGGCTACAAACCAGTGCCTTACATGGGTACAAGTTGGTTTTCTAGGATTACCCGAAATCACTAATGACCAAGCGGGTGATATAGCCACAGCTATAGCGATTTGTATTGTTATTGCCTGGGGCTTTAAAAAAATTGGTCGAATGCTCAAATAAAGGGGAAAAACCATGGGCGAACTTAAAACTGTTCAAACTCAACCACAAACCACTCAATCTAAGCGTTTACCGCTTGCCGTTGTTACTGGTGCTTCTGCATTAGTACTTACTAACGTTGCAAACGCTGCAATTGACGTTGCACCTGTTACTTCTGAATTAAGCGATTTAATCACGCCAATTGGCCTTGTAGGTGCTGCATACCTGCTTGTCATTGTTGCGATTAAAGGATGGAAAATCATCCGTCGAGCTTTGTAATAAAAAAAGACGTAATCGGGGCACTAGTTGCCCCATCTTTTATTGAGGGGTTTGTATGTCATGGTTAATCGTTCTAGTTTTCGTAATTTGCATTTTAATAATTTTAAATTAATTACCTGGCTACAGATCTTCATCATAGCCATTGCGCCTAACTTCATTTTTTATCAAGAAGCTAATGCAACAACCGTCGGCGCTGAAGGTTGGTCTGTATCTAAACGTTTAGTCCAGGGCGCTACTACGTTTTACGATGGCACAAAAAATATTGTTCTGAATGGCAAGAATTATGCGGCTAAAGGTACAGCTGCTGTTACACCTGCTGCCAGTCAAGTTGCAAAGATGATCGTTAGAACTGGAGCAGCTCTTGCTGTCACTGTTGCTGTCCAAGAGTTGATTGGTGCTGTTGATTTTGTAATGGATCCTGCAAACAATCGAGTAGTTTATTATCCCCCTGCAAGTGATCCTTCAAGCCCACAGTATGAATATTATTATAAGACTACATCGTCTTATAATTCTAAGTTTGGGATAGGTTTGGATAGATTTGCAGCATGCGAACAGCTTCGAACCTTTCTACCAACTTCAATGGGTTATATATCTCTTCATTATGCAAGAATGAAACAATACCCTGATTATTGTTATTTTTCAAAGAATAACGATACTACAGCTTATCAATATGGTTCTGTTAGCCGTGTAAAAAATCCTGCATATAATCCGTCTGCTCCCAAAGAGGAAAAGTATTTACCTTATGACGCTGTTGCAGCACAGATTGTAAGTGATGCTGTTGCTGAGAAAGCCGATGCAAAGTCTTATGTCTCATCTGTTGCCGATACTGCACTTGAAGATGAACAAAGACAAATTGTTCCTGCTACAGATGTAATCCAACAATTAACATCATCACAAGCAATACCAACTACAGGTACTGGCACTGGAACTGCTGTTCCTGCTCCTACAACTGGAGATCCTGCAACTGGAGATCCTACGGCAGAACCAAAGCCCTATGATATTACTTTAAATTTTCCTGTTTTTTGTGATTGGGCGCCTATGGTCTGCCAGGCTGCCCAGGTTGCTATTAACTTCCCGACAACTGTTGGCGGTTATTGGAATACTTTTAATAAATGGATGAATGAGCAAGCTACAGATACATCTGATCCAAAACCAGAAATTAAAGAACTACAACTAAATTTTGATGACGGTAATCGAGTAACTTTCGATCAAACTTGCCCACAACCACAGCCTATTGAACTCACTTTTATGGGCGTCTCTCAAAGTGCAAGTTTCTCTTATGAACCCCTTTGTAACTTCATGACAATGATTCGACCTTTTGTCATTGGATCCGCCTATTTAATTGGGGCTTATATCGTTATGGGTTTGTCACGGGGGAATAGTGAGTAATGGGAAAAATACTTTATACAGCATTAACTTTGCTGCTCGGATCTGCACTTAAGCGCGTTCTCCTGGGTGCTGGTATCGGCCTTTTTACAACAACCGTTGTCCAGGGATTTATCGCTATGTATATCTCCCGCGCAACTTCAAATATGAGCTTCGGCCCGTCAACTGCTTTGGCATTCCTGGGCATGTGTGGCGGTGATAAAGCAATCGGAATCCTTATAGGTGCTTTGAGCACTTACGCAATTATTAAATCTGCCCAGGTGGGCATACAGAAACTATCAAGTTGATCGATGACGTTTGGCGTGCCCTGCACGCACATAACGGCATCGATTAACTTGTCGGAGTTTATAAAATGATTATTTTGGTTACTGGTACACCAGGCTCGGGAAAAAGCCTATTTGTTGTTTCAAAGATATTAGAACTACAAAAACAATTTCCTGAACGTCAAATTTTTGCCGATATTGAAGGTCTACAGATCGATGGTGTTGAAAAGTCACCTGAAGATTGGCGAACCACTCCAGACAATTCAATTGTTATCTATGATGAAGCCCAACAACATGAGCGCTTCAGATCTGGAACATCAGCAAACAAAGACGATGTAGTACAGAAATTACAAGTGCATCGACATACTGGCCATGACATTTGGTTCATCACACAAAGCCCACGCTTTTTAAATGCATTTGTCCTGGATCTCGTTGGCGAACATTATCACTTGCATCGTCCTTACGGGGCTAAATTGGCAAGTGTTTATTACTGGAGATCTGTAAGAAAGCAGCCTCAATCGTTATCATCTCGAGAGCTAGCAGAGAACGAGTTTTTATTTAAATACCCTAAAGATTTATTCAGTTACTACAAGTCGGCTACTGCTCATCACGTCAAGATGAAGCTGCCTAAAAAACTTAGTTACGTAGTTTTTGGAATCCTGGCTCTTGCTGCTTATGCAGGCTATATGTATTTCAAACCAGGCACTCAAAAGATGATTAACCCTTCAGCTTTTACCCAGGCAAATACTCAGCAAAAACCTAAACAAATTGATGCATCCGGGTTGACTGAAGAACAACGTAAAGACCTGGAGAATCCAGGTAAAAGAAATGCAGAACTACAAGCTCAGAATGATGTAAGAATGGAGACAATCGCCATTAAATATAATCCGAATAAACCCTTTGACGTTGACCAATCCCAAATTGAGTATACGGTCACTTCTAAGCCTGTTTTTAGCGGTTGTATCAAGAAGGGTGGTCGCTATGTCGCATATACGCAACAAGGTACAATTCTGCACGATGTGGCGCAATCTGACTGCAAGAAGCTAATAGAACAAAATGACCGACCATTTAACTATTTTGCCCAGGGCAAGACGTCTGAGCCTGTACCTACTGTTAATCAACAACAAATTGCACAACCTGCATTAACAGAACGAGTGTCTACGAGTGAACAGACGCAAGAAAAACCTTCAACCTTTTCTCTCTGATTACAAGCTCCCTGGGGCATAATACGGTAAGAACCGAGCTAAGCTCGCCGATACCATTGGAACTAAAATATGACAATTAAATACTATGATCTTAATAATGAAAGTCCGATTGTTGTTGATCTAACATTGGGTGAATTAACAGATATTTACTTCACTATTTTTATGGCGGGTGGATCTGATAATATGCCTGCACTAAAGAAAATCAGAACTAAATATACTCCCTGCGATTTGTGTCAAAATTTGATTTTAAAAGAAGATTTTGAAGCACATTTACAACAACACTGGGCTGAGGAGTGATTGGCAAAATATTACATTTAATTGTCCTTTTGAAGCTGAAATGATTTTATGAAAAACTGAAATTTTTCATAAAATTTTCAGCACATTTTTAGCGTCTGAAAGTTCGCATAATGTATA